GCGGCTGCGTTAGTAGCATCACCAGCGGCGCGAGCGGTAGCTTCAGCGGAAACAGCGGATTGACGTGCGGCAATTTCGGCAGTCAGGTCTGTACGCAAGCCGGCTTCCACGCCAGTAGCGCGGGTAACTTCAGCAGCAATGCTAGTTGTCAGAGTTTGTTCTGCGCCTTGGGCACGAGACACTTCGCTAGCCAAGCCAGCGTTAACTTCGTTAATAGCAGCAACGATGGTTGACTTGTCTGTAGTAGTCAGGCTAGACAGGTTACCGATCTTGCCGTTTACTTGGCCCTCAACGGTAGAAACGCGGCTGTCCAAAGCTGAGTCAGCAGCGGCACGTGTAGATGCTTCTGCGCTAACAGCGGCTTGGCGATTAGAAACTTCAGTGGTGATGCGGCCAGACAATGCAGTCTCAGCAGCGGTAGCACGAGTAACTTCAGCGTCTACGTTAGACTGAACTGCACCAATCATGCCTTCCAGAACATTGATGATGTCTGGGTTGTTTTCCAGAGCAGCAGCTAATTCTGTGATGGTGTCCAACAAAGCAGGAGGGATACCGCCGAGCAAGTCAGCTTTAGTCTGGTCAATTTTAGAATTCAGAGCAGCTTCAGCAGCAGTAGCGCGTGTAACTTCGGCGGCAACGCTAGAAGTCAGAACGCCTTCAGCGGCAGTAGCGCGAGCGGCTTCAGCAGCAACAGATGCTTGAACAATAGACAGTTCATTCGCAGCAGACTCAGCATCTTTGATGGTGCGAACAATAACGGCACCAGAGCTGTTTAAGCTGGAATAACGAACTACTTTGTCGGTGCTGTTAAACCATACACGACCAGCGGAAACTGGGGTTGGGTCAGCGGAAAGAATTTCGAGGTTGAGGTTCTCTACATAAGCATTAGCCGCAAGGGTAATGCCGTGGAATACTGGAAAATTGGCCATGTGTCACTCCATAAAAATGAATAAGTTTTAAGTCTCGACACATCCGGTTGTGGGGTACTATACCACCACGAATCGCCTAAGTGTAAGCAATTCTTGATCAACTTTCAAGGCATCGCTTGCTGCGTGTTGTACACGCCACTCCATCTCAGGAGTGTCGCTCTCCAAAAAAAATTTATTGTCTTTAAAAGCCAACAGTGTTGCCCCGTGTGCCTTCATAAAGGCGGCTAGGTGAATGTCTCTTTTGGGAACCGCGATCTTGTGAGTCATGTGCGTACTTTATAAGATAAATGTGACAATTGCTGTGCCCGCGACTGGGTCTGTGAAATAAATTTTTATTTCGCTATCTGTTGTAGCTTCGACACCCGCATAGATTGCGCGCCCGTTGCTGTCTAACAAGGCGACACTCACCTTGTTCGTTTTGTAATCGTGTGGCAGTACCCAAGAAAGTTGAGCCGTCTCAAACGTAAAAACTTTCGTTCTCGTTGTTGCTGCGCCTGTTGCCGCAGAACCGTTTGTCGTCCCGTAAACTTGCCCGTACACACCACCTGCTGAGATGCGGGTGTATGAGATCATGTCAGTTTACACCTGCTTGTATTACTTGTAGCGTTGCACTCCCGGAGGTGTACGACGTCAGGGTCAATCGGACTGCGGTGATGGGATAGCCGTAGTAACCGTCTTGCGTAGTGGTTTCTCCTGTTAAAAACTGAAACCAGAACTCTTCGTCCGGCACGCGAGTCAAGATGTCTTGATACATGTGCTCTACGTTATACGTTAATACAGACCCAGCCGACACTAAAACCGCTACACCTACGTTAATCGGGATGACATTAAGATTAATCGTAAGCGGCTTACTACTCCCCACCGACGCTAAGGTGGTTGACATAATACGCGCCATCTCTACTCCTTCTAAAAAGTACCGCCACTCACTCCCGGCCCTTGTGCAATAGACACAAAATCCGACCCATTCCAAGCTACAATTACAGTTCGACCGGCGGGGATTGTAACCCCTGTTGTCGGCCCTGCGCCACGTATCACAATATCTTGTGTTCCAGCAGTAGCATTACAAACTACATAAATCTTTGAATGCGCCGGGGCAGTTATGCTCCGTGTCGTGGAGCCATTTGCCGTCCACAAAATGACTGCTTGCCGGGCTTGATTGGCTACGCCGTCTGTAGTGCTTAACACCACATCCGCGTCTGTGCTGATGGTTGTTGTGCCCGCTACGGCGGTATCCACCAAAGCTGTGATGGATGTGTTAAACACATTCCCCCAAGTGCCCTGAAGTTCACCTTGGACTGGTAGGGCTAGGCCCAATAGTGAAGTGTATGACGTAGCCATATATTGCCTTTACGTTGGAATAATAGTCCAAGCAGCCTCGCCTACCGACCCAGAACCTACAGTTTCGATGATATTCCAGTTGGTTGAAGATGGAGTGTTGATATTTTGCCAGTTTGCGATCTGATTGTCATTAATTAATTCCCACAGGAACCTTACAACTGCCAGATCAGAAATGGTAGCGCCCTCGGCTACGTTGATCACCATGATCATGCGGCCCGATACGGTTTCAGAAACCGAAGCGCTCTCTATAACAGCAGTCCCAAAGTTCTGGGCTACAGAAATTGAATCTAAACCGTTTACACCATCAGCAAAATAGACATTAAAGCCCGCATTTCCATTTTGCGTTGCAAGGGCTGCGGCGTTTTCACTCACGGCCCCAAAGAATTCGAAGCTGGATGTAACACCATCCAATCCCGATGCGGCTTCGGATATATTAGAGCTAAATATTTGAGAAATAGATGCCGAATCTAAACCAGATGCCCCATCCACAAAAACGCAGACAAATGTTTGTTGAGCAGAGGGGCTGTCAGAAACGGATGCATTTTCAGAAAAAAGTAACGCAAATGTTCCAGATGCGCTGTTTTGATCCACTAATGATGCAGACTCATTAACCTGACCCCCAATAGTGATCAGGGATGTTATGGCTTCAATTGCACTTGCAGCCTCAATAATAGAGCTTATGTAAGTGCTTGCCCCGCTGGCATCCTCCTCTAAAGCAGAGGCGGCTTCATCTGAGGCTCGGTAAAATACGGAACCGCCCCATGCGGCTTCGCCTACCGTCCCGGAACCCCAGCCGCCCTCGGCCATATCACGCCTCGATCAGTTCATCTTCAGCAAACCAACGCTCTTGTGTTGCGCCGTCTACATCAGTCCATTTAACCAAATAGGTTATTTCGCCCTCTTCGCTCATTTTTAACTTGATGATTGGGCCTTCTGGAACGGTGGCTTTTAACTTTACGATATCGCCACGCAAAAATTTGGTTACCATGTTAACTCCTTAAGTCGCGGTCAAGCTGAATGTGTAGGTCACATTCAATGTGTCGCCAGAGGCCACAACACGGTCGCCGGGCGAGGAAAAATCAGAAGCAGAGAACAACACGCCGGTAGTTCCGTTCTTGGTATTGTTGCTGATCAGGAAAGCCCCGCCGACTGTAGCAGTTGCATTAATGGTGTATGAAGCGGGTGAAGCAGAGTTAGTAGCCACTGAAGGGTTCGCTGTAGTAGGGACGCCGAAAGTACAAACAGGTCGAGTTGCATTGCTATAAGGTGTAATCTCTGTAAAGCCGGGATGGGATGCTGCGGTATCTGTGGCGGTTGGATTGTTGCTGGCTGCCGCGCCGTACAAACCAATGTACCATGCGGCGGTGTAAGAACTGCCGGTGAAGTACTTAGTGTTCATGTCTTGTAAACCTTGGTTTACTACCAAGTTGTGGAGTTCTTGAGACCACTTGACTTGGCCGTCTGCACCCACACACTCAAGCGTGTAAACGCCACAAGCGGAGGCTTTATCTGATCCGCCAGCCGCACGGGTTAGAGATGCTGCTACAACATCAACCCCAGTAGATTTATCTAACATCATGTTTCGCTCCTTATGCGATACGTATAATTGCCGAAGTGTTGGTAACAGCGGGAAACTGCACCGTGAAAGTGGTGGTAGAGGTTTTGTCGTTACCAAAATCTAAAACACAAACCGTTGGATTGCCGCCGCCGCTCTTATAAATCAAAGCCCCGCGAGCAGTCAAAGCAGCCGACCAAACTGCGTTAGCAAAAGACAAATAAGCAACGTTTCCGGAAGTCCCTATTGTAGGCGTTTGAGCTACCGTGAGAGTGTAACCTCCGGCGGTGTAGCCACTAGCAACAACTTCACCTATAGACGTGTAAACGCTAGTTGTCTGATCCAGTGTAGCTTGGTTTGTGTACAAAGCAATCTTGAATGTGTCGGTCGTAAAGTTGTATTGACCATTCGCAAGGCCAGTCTTAAACACATTGCAGGAAAAATTTCCAGTAAACGCCATTACGTCACCGCCTGTCTAAACTGACCAGAACGATAAGCATCCTGACGCTCCATGCCGTCACCGAGGCGCTTGGCAAGGGCAAGGGACTCGTTGTACTTGGTGTTGTACAAAGTAACCATGTCGGCCTCACCCTTCATGTAGGTGATTGCCTCTACCAAAGTACCGTACAACAACACGCTGTCAAAATTGTCACCAAGCCAAGAAGTGCTGGCTGTCACAATTGATTCTGGATAGTAATAATAATGTAACTCTACGTTATAGACTGCGTCCGGCGTAGGGCCTAGGATAAACGAGAGTTCGTTTGTAATGATGCTTGATACAACCGTCGGGCCAAACAATGCGTAAAACTTGGGGATAGCTTGATCCGTAGGGTTGGGATACGCCTGTCTTATGAAGTTGACATCTTTGTTTAACAAATACTCATAAGCCCCGGAGTTATCAATTACAGCCATCGAAAAAACGGCTAGAAAATCGCTTGGGCAAGACAAATACTTGTAGCCCGTGGATGTCACCCCAGTAACGTTCTTACGTATGGCGGGGAACTGAACGGAGTTGTAGATGCGCTGCTCCGCCTGCTGGATGAACGTATTCATCGCAGTGGTGTCAAACTGATTTTGTGTGTAATCAGTAACAGCGGCTACAAGCTGCGTATAGTTCACGCCATCGGCCCCCTAGCCATCACGCCCTTGGTGGCTGCGCCAGTACCACGAATCTTAATTCCATCCGTCTTCATGGGGCGGTCAGATTCCTTTTTCATGGCTGCAATACTTGGATTGAGCGTATTGAGGTTGCTCTTGTCAACGCGAGTATCTTTAACTTCCCCGCCGCTCATGGTGTGTGGTTGGGCATAGACGCTGGCTTGACCAACTTCTTTACCCATAAGTTTTTTGCTGAATGTAGCCATCTTAGCCACCCCTGCCTGAGCCGCGCTGATTCATCACGCGAGCCATATTACGACCATGCTTCATCAGCATTTCGTTGGTTACGCCGCCTTTAGCCATTTTCTTGGCTCCGGCGTGCATACGTGATTCGTGACCCTTAACCATTTTTTTAGCTTCGGTGTCGGCAATCTTTTTCACTTCGCCTTTGTCCATGTTCAACTCCTACGTAGTTACAACCGTTACTGTACCAAGTTCTACAGTTAACACCAAATTATTTGGGGTTAATCCTGCATCACTACCCTGAGACCCCCCGACGGGGTTCCATCCCCACTGGAAGATCCTACTTCCGCCCTCGTTGGTTCCGGTTCCACTTGGGCCTGTTCCGCCGTTTACATTTGTCTGCAAACCGTTATTGCCGGACAAATAATAACTTCTGTCGGGCCGAGGATTCCTTAAACCTTGCGGATCATCAACCGGGAACATGCCCAACTGAAGCTGGGGATGATCAGGATCCCAGCATTCCGGACAAACGAGCAAATCATATTTCTTAAGCTTGATAATCTCCGTTTTAAGAACCTTAAGCTTAAACCTTTGACCACACCGATCACATTCGGCAATAGCGTGTTTGCCAGCGGCAAATCTGTTACCCACCGCTATCTCCCAATATACGTCTGTCTAGGCACCAAACGCAATGCGGCTTTTTCGTGGTCTTCGTATGCGGCTAACTCCCAAGCTTCGTCATATTGTTGCTTTAGAACTATCAGTCTTTCCATGCCGTTGGGCACTTTCATGGCAATTTGATACGCTAGACCAGCAGCCATACATGGGATAAACCGGAATGGCACGTCCATGACGTTTACACCGCCTCCGGCGTCTTGAGTTCTGCGCAGTCTCCAGTAAACGAATTGGTACTGTTGTGCGTTATCTGGTGTGGGCCACACGGTTATGGCGGGTACTTGCTGCCAATAAGCTACGGCATTGTCTGCGTGTGCGGCTGCGGTTGTGTTCTGTTGTCCACGGAAACAGTTGTACAACACGTTTCCTTCAATGTATCCGTAATTAATGATTTCGGAGTCTATCTTGACAAACCCAGCGGCAGGTAGCCCGACGGTCGAATCAAGAGTAATCGTGGTAGCTGTACTTGTGATCGCCCCATCAAGAGTCAAGCCTGTTGGCGATGTCTGTCCGTTGTAACGCTGAATCCAAACCTGAATGGGTCTGGCTTGCTGAATCTTGTTCGGAATCGTGGCATACGTACTCACACTAATTCGGGTGATTGTTAAGTCAGCCTGAGTTGCAGTATTGTTAGCGCCTGTACGTATGACGTGTTCCAGCAGATCAATGGTGTCATTTGGCAAAGCATATGTGTTCTGCCCCTGAACAAAGTCAATTGTGCCCTGTTCAATTGTCCACAGATTGATGCCTCGGTTTGCCCAGTCTGCAAACATGATGTTTAAACTGCGTCTGGCTGTACGGAGGTCGTAACCTGTACGAAGTTCAGAACCCGCCCGCTCAAATGCCTCCTCGACCAACTCAGTTAGGTCTAGGTTAAACGCATTAGCGCCGGAAGTTGTTGCCATTACAGTTTTTCTGCGGTTCGGTAAGCTTGAAGTTCGGCTCTAAGCCGAGATATTTCCTCGTCACGCTCTTCCAATTTCTTGATCAAACTGGCGCTTGTGTCGCACATCATAGACATGCATTCGGTGCGCTCCTTATGATCTCTCATCATCATCTCATATAGTCTCTCAGACATCTCAATTTGTCTGTGCATCCACGTCTCAACCATTTTTTCACCTCGCTGCCCACATGTTGTCAATCAAATTAGGGTACGCCCGTCCAGCCCTACGTGCGCGGGACTTGGCTTGCGCCTTCCTATCCTCGGTTAACTCTTTAGGTTTGCCCAATTTCTTTGGACGCTTCTTATCCCACACCTCGCCACCTTCAGCAAATTGCTCAAAGTCCGTATTGTCGCGGCGAGCCTTTTTGGTTCCCTTGGGCATTTTCTTGGGGTTGATATCCCCCATACCGCGACTGGACATCATATGATTGTGCCTTTCGTTTTACCCTTAACGGCGCATCCATCAGCACGAGCGGAAGCGGAGCCGCCCTTAGCCATTTTCTTGACGGTAGGTTTTTCTACAGGCTTTTCTACGGGTTTCTTCTCTTCCTTTGGCTTTGAAGGAGCAAAGGTGGTGTCAGGTGTAGGCATAATTTTGTCGTAAATTTTCCCCGCCTTTTCCATGTACTCATCCTGCTTGGCGTCTTTAATCATTTGATCTGTGGTAGCCATAATAATTCCTTAGTAAATCTTTCCTTTAGTCTTGCCCTTGGAGGCAATGCCATCAGCCCTAGAAGAAGCGGAAGATGATTTTGTCACCCCACCCTTAGCCATCTTTTTAACTGCGCCGCCACGCTTCATGCCCAAGCTGAAATCTTTACCGCCCATGTTTTGACGGATTGCGTTGGCTACATCTGCATTGATGTTGTCTGGATCAAGGCCCGACCGGCGGGCGTTTTCACGCAACATCTCTGTTTGACGCTCGGCTGCACGAGAGGCTCTATCTCTAGCCATCAAATCGGCTTTCGATGGGCCTGACAATTGACGGGTTGGGTTGTTGGCTATAGCTTCCCTGCCAGCTTGGGTGGCTTGGTTGGAGCGACGACCATATAGGCCGGCATTCATTGCGGAGCGAATAGATGGGTTAGCTGCTCCGGCACCAGTAACGCCAGCCAGTGCATTCATTGTGTTCCCGACAT